TATTCATTATTTGATGGTGTTGCTACTCCAGAAGAATATATAGACCGAGCAGTTGAACTTGGTATGCCAGCATTGGCTATCACAGATCACGGAACCTTATCTGGGCATCGGGAACTGTACCGAATTGCAAAAGCAAAAGGCGTAAAGCCTATTCTTGGCTTAGAAGGATACATGTGTGCAGACATATCTGATAAAAGAGATAAGTCTGAAAGAGAAGGTCAACAAGATCTTGTCTACAACCACATTATTCTTCTAGCCAAGAACCAAAAAGGTTTAGAAAATCTTAATAAAATTAGTGAGATTGCATGGACAGATGGATTCTTTAAAAAACCAAGGTTTGACTTTGAGATACTGCAAAAATATAAAGAAGGTATTATTGTAACGTCTGCCTGTCCAAGTAGCGTTTTGGTTAAAGCATTAGAAGAACAAGAGTTTGCTCTTGCTAAAAAACACATAAAATGGTTTAAAGATAACTTTGGTAGCGATTACTATATTGAGGTAATGCCACACAACACTCCTGAAATAAATAAATATTTGCTTGAACTTGCAGACGAGTTTAACATAAAGGTTGTTGTAACTCCAGATTGTCATCATTCAGATACGTCTCAAAGAGAGATACAAGAATTTAAATTACTTTTAAATACACATGCAAAAATTGATAAAGAGGCATCATACGAAAAATCTAAAAAGAAAAAAGATATGATGGAAAGACTTGACTATCTTTACGGGGCTGATCGTAATATAACATTTAATAAATTTAATATTCATTTAATGTCTTATGAAGAAATTAAAGCAGATATGCAAAAGCAAGGTATTGATAGAGAAGATATATACTCAAACACATTACTATTAGCAGATACAGTAGAAGACTATAACATTCAGGATGGATTAAATCTTCTTCCCGTTCAATATAAAAATCCAGATCAAGAGTTAGCAAACTTAGCATTTGCAGGACTTGAAAAGTATAGACTTAATAGCAATTGGATTGGCAATGATGTTTATGAACAAAGACTTGATGAAGAGTTAGAGATTATTCGCAATAAAAAGTTTGCACCTTATTTTTTGGTAGTTAGCAACATGATTAATTGGGCAAAGAAAGAAGGAATTCTTGTTGGTCCAGGTCGTGGATCATCTGCTGGTTCTTTAGTATGTTATTTACTTGGTATTACAACAATTGATCCAATAGAGCATGGCTTATTGTTTTTCCGTTTTATTAATCCAGATCGTAATGACTTTCCTGACATTGATACAGATATTCAAGATACACGTCGTGACGAAGTAAAAGATTATTTAGTTAGACAATATAGACACGTTGCCTCTATTGCAACCTTTTTAGAATTTAAAGATAAAGGTGTTGTAAGAGATGTTGCAAGAGTATTAGATATTCCATTAACAGATGTTAACAAGGTTTTAAAATTAGTTGATACTTGGGATGAGTTTTGTAGATCAAAAACCACAGAATGGTTTAGAGAGAAATATCCAGAGGTAGAAATTTATGGGGAACAACTACGAGGTCGTATTAGAGGTACTGGCATTCATGCTGCTGGTGTGGTTACTAGTAAGGATCCAATCTTTAGGTTTGCACCGTTGGAAACTCGCTCTTCTCCTGGATCCGATGATCGCATACCTGTGGTTGGTGTTGACATGGAAGAGGCTGAAAAGATTGGTCTTATCAAGATTGATGCGCTTGGTTTAAAAACATTAAGCGTAATTCAAGATGCAATTGCAATGATAAAAGAAAATCACTATAAAGAAATAGATTTATTATCTTTAGATTTATCAGATCCTAAAGTTTATGAGATGCTTTCAGACGGGTATACAAAAGGCGTATTTCAATGTGAAGCAACACCATATACAAACCTATTAGTTAAGATGGGCGTAAAAAACTTTAATGAACTTGCAGCATCAAATGCCCTTGTTCGTCCAGGAGCCATGAACACTATTGGTAAAGACTATATTGCTCGTAAACATGGTAAACAAAATGTTTCATATACCCATCAAATTATGAAAGAATTTACTGATGATACATATGGGTGTATTCTATATCAGGAACAGGTTATGCAGGCTTGCGTTTATCTTGGTGGGATGACAATGGCAGAGGCAGACAAAGTAAGAAAGATTATTGGTAAAAAGAAAGATGCAAAAGAGTTCAATATTTTTCAAGACAGGTTTGTTGCTGGGGCGAGCAAGTTCATCTCTCCTAATCAAGCCCTTGATCTATGGCATGACTTTGAAGCGCATGCGGGTTATTCGTTCAACAAGTCTCATGCGGTTGCTTATTCTACGCTCTCGTATTGGACGGCGTGGTTAAAATATTATTATCCGCTTGAGTTTATGTTTGCTCTTCTTAAAAATGAAAAAGATAAAGATGGTCGTACAGAATATTTGATTGAAGCAAAGCGTATGGGAATTTCAATTAAACTTCCTCATATTAATGATTCTGATTTAGATTTTAAAATTGAAGGTAAAGGAATTCGTTTTGGTCTCACTGGAATTAAGTTTATTTCAGATAATATTGCACAAAAATATATTAATGCAAGACCATTTAACAATTATAAAGAGTTAGAGGAGTTTACATTTACAAAGGGTAATGGAGTAAATAGCAGAGCATTAAATGCTTTAAAGGTAATTGGTGCAGCGACCTTTCCAGATAATCCTAGAAATGATGCAGAAATTAAAGAAAATATTTATGAGTATTTAAATCTTCCAGAGTTCAATATAACAATACCTTCACACTATTATGCATTTATTCAAGATGTTTGTGACTTTGAAGAAAAAGGTTCTTTTGTTTTATTGGGAATGGCTAAAGCAATTAAACGAGGAAAGGGATGGTCAAGAGTTGAAATTTTGGACAAGACTGGGTCTGTTGGTATATTTGATGATGAAAGTACCACTATTGAGACTGGTCGTACTTATATTATTCTTGCTAATGATAACAGGATTGTGTCTGCAGTTCCTGTGGATGAAATAAAAGGATCTTCAAATGCATTGATTAAGTTTTTAAGTTATAAACAACTTCCTTATAAAGAAGATGAAATGTTTGTTGTATCTTTTAAATCAAGAATTACAAAAACTGGTAAAAAGATGGCTTCGCTTACACTAGCAGATACTTCACGAGATCTGCATTCAGTCACAGTATTTCCAACAGCATTTCCAAAAGCCTATATGCATGTTCAAGAAGGAAATGCTTATAAATTTAGTTTTGGTAAAACCAAAGATGGAACAGTTATAATGGAGGATGTAAATGTCAGTTAGCATAGAAGATGTATTATCACAGTTAGACCCAAGAATACGTAAACGTTTAGGAACAGGCGAAGGAGTTACCTTTGAATATCAGCCAACCCCAAGTTTTGGATTAAACCGTGCATTAGGTGGAGGCTTGCCATATGGTAGACAGGTATTAATTTGGGGAAGTAAGTCTTCAGCAAAATCATCTATGTGTTTACAGATGATTGCTTTAGCACAAAAAGAAGGTAAGGTTTGTGCATGGATTGATTCTGAAATGTCTTATTCTGAAGACTGGGCACGAAAGTTGGGAGTAGATCCAACTAAACTAATATACTCACAGGCAAGAACCATTAGCGATATGGTAGATGTTGGCGTTGGATTAATGAACGCTGGAGTTGATTTAATTGTTGTTGACTCAATTACTTCTTTACTTCCTGCTATTTATTTTGAAAAAGATTCAGATGAAATGAAGGCTCTTGAAAATACTAAACAAATTGGTGCAGAATCTAGAGACTTTAGCAATGCTTGGAAAATGCTTAATTATGCAAACAACAAAGTAAAACCAACATTACTAGTTTTAATATCTCAATCTAGAAATAATATTAACGCTATGTATACTAGCCAACAGCCATCTGGTGGTCAGGCTACAAAATTTTATTCATCTTGCGTTATAAAATTATTTTCTTCTGAGTCAGACAATCAAGCAATTAAAGGAAAAATTAAAATAGGAGATAAATTAATTGAAGAAAAAACTGGTAGAAAAATTCGTTGGGAACTACAGTTTTCTAAAACTTCTCCAGGTTTCCAATCTGGTGAGTATGATTTTTATTTTAGAGGTGACGATCTTGGTGTTGATGCAATAGGAGATTTAGTTGATACTGCTGAAACGATGGGCTTAGTTAATAGAACTGGTGCATGGTATCAATTAGATGATGGGACTAAGGTCCAAGGTCGTGATGGATTTATTAATCGTGTCAAAGAAGATTTAGATTTACAGGAACAACTTAAGGCAAAAATAATTAATGCTTGAACCTAAATTTTCAACATACCCTGGTAAGTGGCCTTGTAAAACTTGTCAAGAAATTGTAACAACTTTAAGATATTGGAAAGAAACTGGAGATGCAACTTGGATGTGTTCTAAAAAACATATATCAAAAGTTGGATTAGTGCCACCCAAAAGAAAGAAAAAGGACTTTATAAATGAGTGAAAAAAATGAGTCTAAAAGAATTGGTGCAAAGCAACACAAGAACTCTGGACGTAATACTAAAAAAGGTGATGCTACTTGGAGAAATTTTGTTGTTGATTTTAAAGAAGCCGAAAAATCATTTACTTTAAATAAGGATGTTTGGGCTAAGGTGGTTACTGACTCAATCCAGGCGGGTAGAGATAAATCTCCAGCAATTATTGTCATACTTGGAAAAGGTAATACAAAGGTAAGACTTGCTATAATTGAAATGAATATGCTAGAACAATTAACAGAGGAGAAAATAAATGACTAATGAGGTACCGCAAAAAACAACTTTGGACATGGTAAATGGTTTGACAGAAATCGCAGATTATATGCAAGATGAAGAACTTACTACAGCCCTAACCATGATTGCAAAAATTATTATTAAACCAGATATTCCTCTTCAAGTTGCTAGCATGGAGATTGTAAGGCTTCAGGCCATTGCTGCAAAAATGTCATTTAAAGCAACTTGGATGGCCAATGTTGATAAGTCAGATAGGGCAAAGAAAAACATATATTTCACGGCAGCCCAAGCAATTAACGATTTGGTATCAGCGCTTAAATACATAATGCGCTAACCTGCTATACTTAATACAAACAAAGGATAAAAGTGGCTAAAAATTTATTAAAACAGATTATGGTTAAAGATACTAAAAAGAACGTTAAAAATAGTAAAGAGGATGAGAGTTTTGTTGAAGGTTTGGTAGATGCAATTAACTCTGGATATCTTGCTAAAACAAAACCAAAGTTTACAAAAAAGAGTAATTTTTCTGCATCTAACCTAACTTATGGTTCTGGAGAATGCCCAAGGTACTGGCATTTAGCATTTGAGGGTCAAATATTTTATGATAATGCAGATGCTTTTGGTGTAGCAAATAGAACACAAGGAAGTCTTGGGCATGAAAGAATTCAAGAGGCAATAGCATCGTCTGGATTACTTGCAGAAGATATGGAATTTGATCCACTTCCAAGAAAATATAATAAGCAAACTCATCCAGCAATGGAGTTTAGAGTTAAAACTGATGATCCACCATTTGATGGATATGGCGATGTAATGCTTGACTATAAGGGTGAAAGACTTGTTGGTGAAATAAAGACAATGCCAAACGATGGATTTCAATACAAAAAAATAAGTAGACGACCTAAGATGGGTCACCTAATGCAGTTGTTAATGTATATGAAGGTTTTAAAGATTCGTAAAGGCGTTATGATTTATGAAAATAAAAATAATCATGAACTACTTACATTGCCTGTAGTAGTAAATGAGCATTATCGTAATTGGGTAGAGCAGGCTTTTGAATGGATGAGAGTAGTTTATAAGAATTGGCAAGATCAAAATTTGCCAGAAATTCCATATCGTTCAAATTCAAAAATTTGTAAAGTATGTCCAATTCAAAAAGCCTGTGCTGAAGCAGGTACAGGAACAATAAAAATCAAGCCACTAGTATTATTAAAGGATGAAGAGGATTCCTTAATGTGAGACTATGTGAAAGATGCGAGACGCCATTTAAACCAAAAGTAAGTTATCAAATCTATTGTGGAGATGTTTGTAGAGGGCACGCAACTAAGATAAAGATAGCCGAAAGGTATCAAATAACTCGTAGACAAAAAAGAAAAGGAAAAAAAAGACTTTGCCTTGGTGGTTGTGGAGAACAACTATCAATATACAATGACTCTGGATTTTGCTCTAACTGTAATGTAAACAAAAAAGAAGTAGATAAAATGCTAAAACAAATAAAAGGATTTATTGACTATGAACAACAATGGTAATCCAAAAACAATTTGTGCTATTGATGCAAGCACAAACAGTCTTGCTTTTGCTATTTTTAATAATAATGTTTTAGGTAGTATTGGTAAAATTAAATTTGAAGGAAAGACAAATTATGAAAAAGTTATGGATGCTTGTGCTAAAACAAAAGCATTTTTTGAATATTATGGTGGACTTGAAGCAATTGTAATTGAGCACACAGTATTTATGAATAGTCCTAAAACTGCTGCAGATTTAGCATTAGTGCAAGGTGCATTATTAGGTGCAGCAGGATTGACTGGAACAAAGGTCATAGGAACTGTAGCGCCAATAACTTGGCAAAATTATTTAGGAAATAAAAAAATAACAAAAGAAGAACAAGTTATAATTAGATCAAAAAATCCTGGAAAGTCAGACTCTTGGTATAAAACATATGAAAGACAAATTAGAAAAGAAAGAACTATAAAATTAATTGAAATCAATTATAATAAAACTATTAACGATAATGACGTTGCTGATGCTTGTGGTATCGGTCACTGGGCTATTAATAATTGGAATAAAGCAGTAGGTTATAATGAATAGAAATAGTTTTATTTTTAAAGAAGAAAAAACTGAAATTTCTTTAATTGTAAAAACACTATCTCCAGAAAAATGGTTATTAATAGATCGTGAAACTGGACAAGTTTATCAAGGAAATCCTGGGGGTTTTTGGGATAAACTTAAAACAATGACAAGGGGTAGTGTGTAATGCCAGAATTAAATGCAAATATACCACCAATTGAATGCTATGTTCGTGGTAATTTTTTAAGAAATCAACTTGATAGTCATGATCAATATTTTCCTTGTGTAATTTTTGGAGTTTCAAGTGTGCAAAACCGTAGCCCATTATTTCATTTTTTAATGGAAGATGGCGGTATCTGGTGGAGAATGCCTATTAATGCTTTTTGTACTAAGCCAGATGTAGCGGAAGAAGATCTTCATAATCTTGTTTTATGGAATTCGTTTAGCCCTTTTATAACTGTAACTAAATTTGCTAACCTTACAAACATACGCATGACCTATATTGATAGAACAAAAACAAAAATTTCTGGTAAATATTTATTTACTCTTGATTGGCACAATCCTGATTCTAATAGACTTGACGATGGCTATTCAGAAAATCCAGGGCAACATAAATGTGGTCATGTAATACAAAGAGATGATGGAAATTTTGCAATACAGCCAAATAACCGTGTTTTTGCTTTAGAGCCTTCATTTACTACAAAACCAGGGAAGCCATTAATAAATCGTTTAATAAATACCTATAAATGGGATGTAGAAGATGCCTCTAAATGGATAACTGAAGATTCCGATAGTTATTTTTATGATATTATAAATAAAGAAACAGAGATTGACAAATAATCTTATGACTGCTAAACTATATACAAGCGAGGCTTGGCTCCGTAAAAGGTTTGTTATGGACAAAAAGTCTCCGCAAGACATTGCTAAGGAATGTAGAACTAGTGTTGAAACTATCTATGTATACCTTGCAAAATTTGGATTAAGGAAGTCAAAACGATGAAGCCAGTTCCAGTATATAAAGATATTGATCACTTTGTTTATAATGACCTATATCTACATTCATTATCTGCGCCATCTGGCAATGAAATATTGATGAATTGTTTAGGAATTGCACAAATGTTAATTGAAAAAAATATTTCATATGGAGATTCTGCATTAGATCCAGTAAGAATTTTTAGTAAGGCAAATCCAATAGAACAACTTCATGTCAGAATAGATGATAAATTAAGTCGTCTAATGAAAGGCACTGATATGGTGGGGGACAATGACATTGATGACTTAATTGGATATTTAATTTTATTAAAAGTAGCAAAGGAAAAACATGTCAACTGAAACAGAATTAATTCAACACCTTGACGAAGTAAATAAGGTTGTTGCAGAATATCTTAAAGGTCAAGACCCTACAAAAATTTCTAAAGATTTAGATATGCCAAGAACTCGTGTTGTTTCATTAATTAATGAATGGAAAGTTATGGCATCTGCCAATGACGCTATTCGTGCTCGTGCTAAAGAAGCACTTGCTGGTGCAGATGCACATTACAGTAAATTAATTACAAAGTCCTACGAAGTTATTGATGAGGCATCAATGACAAATAATCTTAGTGCAAAAACTCAAGCAATTAAATTGGTTATGGATATTGAAAAATCTAGAATTGAGATGTTACAAAAGGCTGGACTATTAGAAAATAAAGAACTTGCAGAAGAAATGATTCAGATTGAAAGAAGGCAAGAGGTCTTAGTTGAAATACTTAGAGATATTGCTTCAAGTCATCCAGAAGTACGTGATTTAATTATGCAACGTCTTTCTCAGATTGCTAAAGAAGGAGAAGTGATTACAATTGTCCACGATGTTCAATGATTTTCTTGAGGTATTAAAAGAAAATCAATTTGAAGAAAAACCAGTAGACGCAAAAACTTTTGTTGAGTCTTCTGATTATTTGGGGCAGCCACCATTATCCTCTATTCAGTATGACATTGTAGAAGCAATGAGTCAAATATATAAAAGAGAAGATTTGCAAGAACTGTATGGGTCTGTAGAAGGAGCAAGGTACTATGATAAATATACTAAAAATGAGATTATTTTACAGTTGGGCAAAGGCTCTGGTAAAGACTTTACCTCTACTGTTGCTTGTGCTTATATTGTTTATAAGTTATTATGTCTTAAAGACCCTGCAAGATATTTCGGGAAACCAAGTGGAGATGCAATAGATTTAATTAACGTTGCTATAAACGCACAACAAGCAAAAAATGTTTTCTTTAAAGGCTTTAAAACAAAGATTGAAAAGTCACCATGGTTTGCTGGCAAATATAATGCTAAAGCAGACTCTGTAGAGTTTGATAAATCAATCACAGTTTATTCTGGTCATTCAGAAAGAGAATCACACGAAGGTTTAAACTTATTGCTTGCCGTGCTTGATGAAATTTCTGGTTTTGCATCTGAGGTCGGCACTGGAAATGAGCAAGGCAAAACTGCAGAAAACATTTATAAAGCATTTCGTGGGTCTGTAGATTCTCGTTTTCCAGATCTTGGTAAAGTAGTTTTACTTTCTTTTCCACGATATCAAGGAGATTTTATTTCTAAAAGATATGAAGATGTAATTGCAGAAAAAGAAACAATAGAAAAAAAACATGTTTTTATTATGAATGAAGACTTACCACACGATGATCCAAATAATCAATTTGAAATTAATTGGGAAGAAGATAATATTATTTCTTATAAAGTTCCAAAAATTTTGGCTTTTAAAAAACCAACTTGGGAAGTAAATCCTACTCGTAAAATAGATGATTTTAAGTTAGCATTCTATACAGACTTAGGTGATGCAATGATGCGTTTTGCATGCATGCCAACATTTGCATCTGACGCATTTTTTAAACAAAAAGATAAATTAGAAAAATGTATGAACACTAGAAACCCATTAGACTCTTTTAGAAGGTTTGATGAAACATTTAAACCAGATCCAGAAAAAACATATTATGTTCATGCAGACCTTGCACAAAAACATGACAAGTGTGCTGTTGCTATTGCCCACGTTGATAAGTGGGTCAACATTCAGGTTATTAAAGATTATGAACAGGTAGCCCCTATTGTTGTTGTTGATGCCGTTGCTTGGTGGGAGCCAAGGGCAGAGGGACCAGTTAATTTATCAGAAGTAAAGCAATGGATTATTAACTTGCGTAGAGAAGGTTTTAATATTGGCATGGTTTCTTTTGACCGTTGGCAATCATTTGATATTCAAAATGAGTTACAGGCTGTTGGAATTAGAACAGAAACTGTTTCAGTTGCAAAAAAACATTATGAAGATTTGGCTATGATGATTTATGAAGAGCGTGTTGCTATCCCAATGATTCCAATTTTGTTAGAAGAAATGTCAGAATTAAAAATAATGAAAGGAAATAGAGTTGACCATCCCCGTAAAAAGTCAAAAGACTTGGCTGATGCTGTATGTGGGGCGGTATTTGGAGCAATATCTCATACACAGAAGAATAATAATACAGAGATAGAGATTCACACATGGAGTTCTGCAACACGACTTGCTGAGAAGCAGCAACGTATGGTAGAATTGGATAATCGGGAAATGCCTAACGATGTTAAGGACTTTCTGGATAAATTAAACTTAATATAAAATAATAAGGAGAAGAATGAATTCATTTAAGAAACTTGCCACAGTCTTGGCTGCAGCCTTGACACTTGGCGTGATGTCGGCACTTCCGACACAGGCTACAGTATATGCTGACGTTGTTAGCATTGATGCCGTAGCAGACACAATTAATCCTGGCGAGACTGCAACAGCAGTTGTGTCAGTATCATTTTTGGGAACATCAATTGGAGATACCGTTTCGGTAATATCTGCAGTGTTGTCTGCCCCATCTACTGCTAGCGTTCCACAGTTTGCTGTTACAGAAACATCTAGTGCAACAGTGGCGCTATCATCAGATACAAAAACAGCATCAATTTCACCAGCAACTAACACTACTGGTTATGTTACTGCAAAATTGACAGCATCACTTCATGTGCCTAGCGTTGCTGGAACATATGTAGTTAGATTTATTCCTACATTAACTAGCGCATCTGGTTCAGTTACATCTGCTGCCCTTACATGGACAGTTACTGTTACCGCTCCAGATCTTAAGGCATCAACTGCTTATACAACATCTATTTTAAATGCTGGTGAAACAATTTCAGCAACAACAGACGCAACTGTATATGCTTCAAAGGCTGTGTCTTCTGATGCTGCAGCAGTTATTGTATTAACTCAAAAGAATGCTGCCAACGGTTCTGCTTCAGAATCAATTACAGCAACTGTTTCAGGTGCAGGTATGTTAGGACATGGTACAAACCATGCAACTATTTCTGCTTTAGGTAGATCATTAGTTATTCCTGCAGGAAGTTATATCGGAGTATTCTCTGATGGAACATCTGGCGTAGGAGCAATTACACTTACCTCAGCATCTGGCGTAATCTTGGCAACAGAAAAGGTAACATTCTATGGCGACATTGCTAAAGTTGTTACAACTGTCAAGAAGCCAACAATTGCTTTAGGTTCTAATGCAGATGCAATTTCTGCCGTAGCATATGATGCTGCTGGCGTAGTTGTAGGAGCAGGAACATTAACAGCAACATCAGCAGACTTAACAGTAATCAGCAATTCGGCAACAACTGCTTCTATCTCTAATGGTGAAGCATTGTTTTCTTTGGCTGGTGTTAAAACTGGTTCAGCAGGTGTAGTAGTAAAGAGTGGAACAATCTCTGCAGACACAGTAACTGTGCGTGTAGAGGCTGCAGTTGCTTCTATTAAGTTGGCTTTTGATAAAGCAAACTACGTAGCAGGAGAGCAAGCCACAATTACTCTTTCACCAGTTGATGCAACAGGTGCAGTATTGTCTGGAAAGACATATGCTAACCTACTTGCTTCTACAGGAATTACTACAAGTTATTCCTTTGGTGGATCAAGCGACACAATTACTGCAACATCTATTACAACTGACGCAAATGGTGTAAAGACTTACAAAGTTTTCATGCCATTATCTGCAGGTGCAGTTACTATCAGTGCAACTGGTGGAACTGATTTGCCAGCAGCAGGTCAAGTAAAAGTGTCTGCAACTGCAACAGTAACCGATTCAGCATCACAAGCACTTGCTGCAGTGGCTGCATTGGCTGTAACCGTTGCACAACTTAAGACATTAATTACAACCTTAACTAATCTTGTATTAAAGATTCAGAAAAAGGTTAAGGCTTAACAACTCCTTATAAAAATTGAGGGTAGATTAATTTCTACCCTCTTTTTTATTGAATAAAAATGGTATAATTACTAATATAATTACACATAGGAGACCACCACTCAATTGACCAATCTCAAACGAAGACTAATATTAGCCTTTGGGGTGGGACTGTGCTTAACAATTTTTGGAATAATGGCTCCTGATCGTGCTCATGCTACAGAAAATCAAGAACAAGTTGTTATTAGCCCTGCTCAACAAGCAGTTAATACAGCCCTTGCAACAGCCACTACAGAGGTCCAGCAGGCTATTGCAGCCACGGATACTGCCACAGCCACTATAGCAGTAGCAGTTGCTGAAAGGGTAGAGGCTCAGGAAGCAGTAGAAACATTGACTGCAACAGTTTCGGTAGCACAATCAAATGTAGCCTTAGTAGACACAGCCACAGCAACAATCAGTGCTATAAATTTATCTGTTACACCAATAGATCAAAGTTCGCAAGTAGTTCAAGATGCTAAAGATACTATTGTTACAGCCCAAACCTCTATAAATAATATTGATACTTCAACAGCACAGGTTCAAATATCTGAGGCTATTACAGCAAAAACTGAAGCAGCAACAGCACAAACAACTGCTCAAACAGAATTAACTCAAGCCAACATTGCAATTGATAATGCTCAAACAGCAGTCAATAATTTACAAGCAACTATTGGAACTAGCACTAACGTTTTGGCTGGAGTTGATGATGCTGGCATAAGAATGAATCTTCCATTTAGTTTATTAATGGGCGGAACTCTTTATAATAATGTTTATGTAGGATCTAATGCAACAATTACATTTGGTGTGGATGAAGGATGGATTTATTATCAAACTCCAAATGCTCCATCAGTTTCTATTGCTGGATGGGACTGGACAACTTGGAGTACAGGAACAGGAATTACATACGCAACAACTGGATCAAGTCTAGATATTGCTTGGGATTTAAGACCATTTCCACAACAAGATGCATCAACACAAATGGTTCAAATTAGATTTAATGCTGATGTTAATCCAAATAATGGTGCTTGGATGGCAAATGTAACTGCAGTCGGACCAATACCAGATCAGGCAAGATTTAATGTTAGAGAAACAACTAATGGAGATATTACTCCTATTGTAGATACAAATGTGGGATCAGGATTTTCTGGACAAATAAGTCAAGGTCCTGCATTTACTCCAATTGTAGACACTAGTACAGCAACTGTACAAGCAGCAGTAGATGCAGCAAATGCTGCCATTACACAATTAAATCAAAGTCTTACTCCAGTAGTTTCTCAAAATACTATAAACACATCAGCAATAAATGCTATTAATACAACTTCATTGACAAATGCTTTAAATTCAACGGTATCTACTAAAACAAATTTACAAACACAATTAAATACAAATGCTCAAGAATTAATTACAGCAATTAATAGTCATATTCCTACTCCAGCACCAGTGTTATCAGAACCAGTAATTGAAGGAACAACAGTTGTTATTGCACCAGAACTACCAGAAGGGTACACAGCAAACACTTGGTTTTATCAAGTAATAACAGATGACCCAGATGCAGAAAACCCATATGAGGGTGGCACCTATAATACAGACGGCGCTCCAGAGTCTATTGAACTAACTGGTTTAACAGAAGGCACTACTTATACTATTAGAATTGCTAACTGGTCTGGACCTGTAAGTGAGTATACAGAGGTTGTTGTTTCTATACCCGCAGAAGAAGTTGTTGTGTCTCCAGCACCAGAGCCAGTATTTATCTATGCTCCTGAACAAAACTTACCAGACTTAACCACTCCGACTGAAGAGGAAAGTACAGAGATAGAAGAAACTCCTGTGGAAGAGACTCCTGCTGAAGAAGTGCCTTCCGAAGAAACTGAATCTCCTGAAACGGATACACCTGAATCTGATGAATCTTCATCCAGCGATGAACTAGAAAATATTCTTGAAGAAAGTCAGGATTCTTTTGAAGAAATTGCACAAGATAATGATACCTTATCCGTAGAAGAAGTTCAAGATATAGTTAGTGATTTAGTTTCAGATAGTGGTTTAGGTGCTTCTGAAGTTACCGAAGTTTTAGAGGCAATTGCTAATGGTGGAGAAGTATCTGAAGAAATTGCTGCAGAAGTTTCATCTACATTATCGGAAGGTGGATTAACAGAATCAGAGGCAGAATTTATTACAGAAATGTTATCAGCAGATGGAGAAATAACAACTGCAGAAGTTGTAAATTTATCAGAGGCATTATCTGAAGATGGTAAGTTTACTTTAGTAGAAAAAGATTTAGTTGCAGATGTTTTAGTAACATCAGCAGAAGGTGCTCCAGTTGAAGCAGGAGCCATAGAGGCGGCGGGACTTGAATATCGTGACCTTCCACCATTAATTCCAGTAGAGGTAAGAGAAGATGCTAGTGGTAACCCTGTGGTTATTACTGCAGAAGTGGCTTCAGCATTGCTTGTATTAGAAAGTCCAGCAGCATTATTAGATGCGGTTGCTACTTGTTTTAATCCAGATGAAGCAATTGAAGGTTTGACAGAAGAGCAAAAATGTGAATTAGGCAAAGCACTACTTAGCATGGGTGCTGATATGTCTATTCCAGAACGTGAAAAAGCAGAAGATATTGTGGTTGTAACAATTATTGCTGGTCAATTAATTGTTGCTACTGCACCTAGAAGAAGGAGATAAAATGAATAAGTTAAAGCAATGGGGTATGGCAATCCTCAATGAAAACTTTACATTTCTTGGCTTCTTTGTAGCATGGGTGGTTTTAGAGGGTAGCGCAAAGACGGTAGTAGGGTATGTAACCCTAGCATCAGTAGCCATATGGTTTGCAACCATAGGGATTCGTAAAGAAGACGAATAAGTTTGATATAATGGGAGTATGTCAAAACTACGCATACTCCTACTATCAAGCATCCTAGCATTAGGATTGTCTGGCTGTGGATATGATGGTCATTATAGATATCCATGCCAAGACCCAGTAAACTGGGAATCAGCAGAATGCAAACCACCAATTTGTACTGCTAACGGGGCATGTCCAGAAGATTTAACAAAATAATAAAAGGGGGATAAAAAGATAATGGAAATGCTTGATAAGAAAATTATATATCTTTACGAAAAAACACAAGATAGTTCTCATAGTGGAAGAAGTCTTTTTGATCATTTAGTAGGCACATCTAATATAATTAAAAAACTTTATCCAACAAAGCAATATCTCATAGATGCTGGACTTTTTCACTCAATATATGGAACTTACTATTATAATGCTAATTTAGAAATTTCAAGGTCAGAAGTTAAGTCTTTAATAGGAGAAAAAGCAGAAAACCTAGTATATATTTTTTGTACTACAGAAAATAGAACAGAAAAAATTTTACAAAACCAATTTAGCAAAAATATTCAAAGAGATCTTTATGTTTTAGAATATGCTAATCTTTTAGAACAAGGTTCAGACATTAATATAATTAATAAAATAAAAAACAATCTTACTAAAACATGTCAAAAACAAATTGAATTTTATTCCAAAGAAGCAAAGGAGAAAATAAATGGCTAAAGAAAGATTAACTCCTCAAGAGTTAGATGCAAGACTTAAGTTTATCTTAGGTATCACACTAGGATCAATTTTATTTATAACTGCAACAGGCATCATGTATGCCCTTATATTTGTTACACAGCCAATTACAGGACAATCAGAAAACGATAAAATGTTTTTTAATGTTCTTGGTAGCGTAGCAACATTTATTACAGGAACACTTGCTGGTTTATTAATTGGCTCATCTGGTGCTAAAGATGTTATGGCAGCACAGATTGCAAACAAAGAAGTTGATGCTAAAAATACAATGGCAGATAAAAAATTAGAGTCAGAAATTGATGAAGCAAAAGCACGTAGACTTTCTAAGCCAGATGGTGCAATGCCAGAAGAACAACCAGTTGATACCGATTGGGATAAATAAAAATGGCAGCACAAGGCACAGCAGAAAGATTTATTGAAGTTGCTACAGCAGAAATTGGTACTATAGAGGGTCCAAAAGATAATGAAACCAAGTATGGTAAATTTACTAAGGCAGATTTTCAGCCTTGGTGTGGATCATTTGTTAACTGGTGTGCTAATGAAGCAGGAGTAAAAATTCCTAATACTGTTTTTACCCCAGGTGGTGCAGCAGCATTTAAAAAAGCAGGTAATTGGATTGATGGAGATGTAGCAGATCCAGAACTAGGAGATGTTGCATACTTTGATTTTCCATCTGATGGAGTAGATAGAATTTCTCACGTAGGTATTGTCGTTGCTGATAATGGCGACGGTACTGTATGGTGCATAGAAGGCAATACTTCTGGAGATCCTAAAGGTAGCCAACGTAATGGTGGAGAGGTTTGTAAAAAACTTCGTGCCTTTAAAAAAAATAAAAAAGGCATTATGGTTTCTATTGTAGGGTTTGGTAGACCTAAGTTTGGCTCTGCCCCTGCGGGTACTGCTAAAAAGGCTGCTGCCAAGCCTAAAACATGCTCAGCATGTGGTCAAACCATCAAATAAAGGTCTTTGACTAAGTAAAAAGGGTTTGGTATACTTAAATGTATACTCTGAGGGGATTTTTATATGACAGTCTTGGCTGTAGTTCGTCATGAAAATAAAATATATATGGCTGGTGATCGTGGTGCTTCCGATGATAATACAATACTTTCTTTAACAGCCCCAAAAGTTTGGAAACTTGGCCCATATTTGCTTGGATATGCAGGGGCATTGGATGGAGAACGAATTAGATATAACTTTAATCCATACGTTCCAGATATAAAAGACGTGGATAAGTTTATGCAAACTAAATTTATTAAACAATTAAGAAATTTTTACAGTGATTGGTGGGTTGATACTGGCAAAGAGGCTGACCTTGGTTTAATTATTTGTATTAAAGGACAAATATATGAGCATAATGCAGTTGATATGTCTTTATCTAAATATAATTTAGATTATTTGGCAATGGGTTCTGGGGCTGAGTATGCCTATGGTTATTTAAATGCTACAGAAAAATCTAAAGACCCTCGCAAAAGAGTGGTTGGAGCAGTAAATGCTGCCATTAAATTTAGCCCATCCTGTATGGGGCCTATTGACGTGGTAAGTATATAATTAATTAAATGATAATTAATCAAGATGATGGGCTTGTTGTTCCAGATAAAACAATTGCATTTTTCCCAATTGTAGCAGAAGATGGATTAAAACAATTTGATTTAAAAGACATAAACTTATTTTTAAATCCGTTAAATATAAATCATCAAAGAAGTTGGTTTAATCCCTTTTTTTATAAATGTTTGCCATTAGCAATTGGAAATATGCAGGGTTTTATTTTTAGTTTACCATATAAAATTAGTGTTTTTTGGAATGGTGGAAATTTTCCAGAAGATATATCCATAAAATATTTTGAAGATTTTGAAAAATATAAAAATATTAATTTTATTTATCCAAAATCAGAATTTGGAAATGGAATTTTAACATTACATTTTCCATTAACTTTAAAAACACCGCCAGGGATTAATTTAATGACAATTGCTCCACCAAACTTTCCATTAGTTGGATTAAGCCCTATGACTGGAGTTGTAGAGTCTGATAATCTTAGGTTTTCTTTTACATTAAACATAAAAATAGATTTGCCAAACATAGAACTAGTTATTGATAAGAATACGCCATTGGTTGGATTATTACCAATACCAAGATATTTTTGTGATTCTTTTGAATTAAAAAATGCTTATGATATTTTTGATAAAAATATAGTAGAAGAAGAAATTAATGTAGCCAACCAACATGCCGATTTTAGAACACATTCACAGAATGATAAGTTTAAACCAGATAGAATATACTATCTTGGAAAAGATATTAAAGGAAATAAATTTAAAGACCATCAATTACCTAAAAAAAAGAAAAGTTGACTTTTATAGTTAACTACAGTATAATTTATATATGGCAAATTTTGATGACATATTAAAAGACATTCAAAGTGAGGCATCAAATCTTGACGAGTTTGAGATTTGGCTAACTAATGGAATTGAGCGGGGCTGGGTAACAGAACCGTTCTGCAATACTCATGAGGGAGATCCCTATATGAGTGACGAAGAGGCACAAGAGTGGGAAGAGGGCGGAGACCCTTGTCAGGTAGTAATTAAAATAAAAAACAACTAATAAAGGGGTAAGATGAAAAAAAATATTAAAAGTATAAGTTTTATTTCAGCAGCAATATTGTTATTTAGTATTTCTCCAGCAGTTGCTGATCCAACATATGCTGTTCTTGATGCAAATGGAAATGTTAAAAATATAATTGTTTGTGGAGAAGCATGTGCCAGTGGTACATTTGGTGGAGATAGGGTGGTTTTACAGGTAGCAGCAGACCCAACTACTAATGCCAATCGTGGCGGTATTTGGAATGGTCCAGGAACAACAACGTATAATGATAATACTGCTACATTTACCGTAAATAGACCTATCACAATTACACAAACTGAAGAGAGTGTTGTTTCAGAAGATGAAAATGAAGAACCTGTAACTTTAGCAGGTACTATTTTTGGCAGCACATATACATTTACTTATGGCGATACATTAGGAACTGATTGGGTTATAAACGGATTTAGAGATATGGGTAAAATAGAAAAACCTGCTGATTTAAGTCAAAAGACTAAAGCAGAAATATCTGCTACTACAAAATCAAAAACAGAATCAGCATCTTTTGATGAAAGAAAGACAGCAGCGGAAGTATCATATAGTGTTGCATTACAAAATCTTAGTTTATTACGAGCAAAGATTGACAGACTGTTAGTACTTATTGATAATTGGGTAAAAAAGTAATAATTTAGTGTTGCGGAAGTAACTCAACGGTAGAGTACTACCTTGCCAAGGTAGATGTTGCGGGTTCAAATCCCGTCTTCCGCTCCACGCCCTCATCGTCTAGTGGTTAGGACATCACCCTTTCACGGTGGTAACAGGGGTTCAATTCCCCTTGGGGGTACAATATGTTACAATAAAATAAAGGAGAAAAAATGGCAATAACTATTTATTGGGCTTGTATTGAAGATGAGTGGATAAAAGCAGTTGAGCCAGAAAAAGTAAGTAAAAGATTTTATTCTATGGGCATTAAAGATGACAATAGATCATCTCCAATAGCAATTAATCACTGTCCTGTTTTTAATGGATCATTGACAAATACTTATGCAGTAAAATCAATATATGATTATTCTTTTAAAGTTGAAAACGGCCAATGTGTTTCATCAGACCATGACCAAAAATTTTTTGATGAACATGTTTTTATAAGATTGCTTGAAAAAAAATTTTTTTCTTTTAATGTAAGATATATTTTTTTTACAGAAGAAGATGATTTAAATATGAGTGCTTATCAGTATCCATTTTTTGAAGATAATGAAATTACTAAAAGATGTATGATAATTCCTGGAGATTTTAATATAGGAAAATATTTTCGTAATTTAGAATTTCCATTTATTTTAAAAAAAGAGTATGATGAATTTATAGTTAATAATGAAGATGTTTTATATTATTTAAAATTTCATACTGAAGAAAAAATAAAATTTAAACAATTTAGATATAATGAAAATTTAAAACAAATGCTAGCAGATGTTAGAAAGGCAAATAGCGGTAATAAAAGGGGGGCAAGTATGCAAGTATACTACAATAAATTTAAAGGAAAAAAATATATTTTAAATCAAATTAAACAAAACTTAATAGACTAGCATATGGTATAATAATATTGTACCTGCCAAATGGGGGTACAAAAAATGAAACTCGCTGAAAAGGAGAACATAACATGGTAAGTTCATTGACATTGGATCTTTTTAAGGATCCATTTTTTATTGGTTTCAACAGAGAGTTGGACCGTTTAAATGCAATACATAACCTAGCAACTCGTCAGGCATATCCGCCATATGACATTATTAAATTAAACGAAGATAAATATAAATTATCTTTAGCAGTTGCTGGATTCTCTAAAGATGACATTAATGTATCTGTAGATAATGGAACATTAATCATTAGGGGAGAACTTGTTGAAGCAACAGATGCAGAAGTTGTTCATAAAGGCATTGCTGGTAGAAAATTTACCCGCACATTTGCACTTGGTGAATATATGGAAGTAACTGGTGCCGAAATGAAAGATGGTATGTTATATATTGACATTGATCGCATTATTCCAGAGGATAAAAAGCCAAAAGAAATTGCAATCAAAGTTGCAAAAAAGTAACTAACGTTGTATAATATATATAAGACCTGAGCATGTCCATAAACTGCTCACTACTTATTAAAAGAAAGGAGTAACTAAATGCCAAGATATGACTATAAGTGTTCTGTTTGTTCTGGACAAGTTGAATTTGAAAAAACAATTAATGAAGATAAATATCCAGTCTGTTGTAATCAATCAATGCAAAGGCTTTGGAGTGCTCCTGCTGCAATTTTTAACGGTAGCGGATTTTATTCAACTGACAACAGAAAGTAGATGTATAATAACACTATGACTAGCATTGTTAAAGAACATCCCAGTGTAGTTTCAAAAAAGTATATACTAAATGCTAATGATCGTTGTGATAAGTGTCTAGCACAAGCATTAATTAAAGTAAAAGGTGTTTCTGGAGAGTTAATGTTTTGTGGACACCACTATGAAAAAATAATGAATGACCCTGAGTCACATAATAAAATGATGGCTTTTATGTTAGAGGTTGTTGATGAACGTGAAAAACTAATAGAAAATAGAGCAATTGGAGCAATATAATGTATCAATATTTTGTAAAAGAAGTTAAAAATGTGGTTGATGGAGATACCATTGATGTAATTATTGATTTAGGGTTTGATATTTTGTTTTCTTCCCGTGTTCGTTTAGCGGGTATTGATACACCAGAGTCACGCACAACAGATAAAGTTGAAAAAGCACTTGGTCTTGAATCTAAAGAGTATTTAAAGAAACATCTTAAAGATGCAAAATCTGTTGTTATTAAAACTGAAAAGATGAACTCATCAGAAAAGTATGGTCGCATTTTGGGCTGGTTATATGTTAATGGAGATACAGAATCATTAAATGATAAGATGATTAATGATGGATATGCTTGGGGATATCTTGGAGAAACTAAAGTTAAGGATTTTGAAGTTCTTAAAAAGGCTAGAGCAAAGTCTGGAAAATGAAAACAATACTTTACTTTACTGCAGATTGGTGTCAGCCGTGCAAAAAAGTAAAACCCATCGTTAAAGAATTAAACAGGGACTACGTTCCTGGAATTTTTCAAATGGTTGATGTTGATATAGAAAATGAAATGGCTAAAAATTTTGAAATTAAATCTGTTCCAACATTTGTTTTATTAAAAGAAGGTAAGGAAATAAATCGTACCACTGGTGTAAAAACAAGGGAAGAATTGGAAAATTTTATTAATTATGAAAAAACTATTCAAGAGAATATTTAATCCAGATGGGAAAAGCATGACTTCAGATGAAAATGAAATGATTGAAAAATTAATTCTTGAAGGTGGTCTAGAGGTTGCTGGTATTGACTCTGAAGATGGGTCATTGCTATATTCATTTACTCCTAAAATTAAACAGTTAATGCCAGAATTATATGATGACCACATGAATGCTGTAAACGCTGAGATATTGTCTTTGTGGGAAAGAGGGTATGTAGACATAGACTTTTTATCTAAAGATCCAGTAGTTACATTAGCATTAAAATCATTTGATAAAACAGAAATGTCTAAGTTAACCAAGCGTGAAAAATGGTCTATTGAAGAACTTAAAAGGCTGTCTGGCAAGCATCCAAACAACTAAACCCTGATATAATAGTAAAATGCCATATCGTGTAGGTGCTAAAGGTTCATACGGTTGTTCTGGCTACCCTGCTTTAAAAGAGGGTACCAACGAAGTTATGGGCTGTCACAAAACACGAGGACAGGCAGCAGCACAAATTTATGCAATTAATAGATCAGAGGGGAACATAGGTAAAAGCATGGTTAAAGAAGGCGACATGGTAATGGCACCAAATGACGACGAAGTTTATGTTGGTCGTGTTGTTCATGTAATGACAGAAGGAATGCTAGGTTTTCCTGGATCAGAATATGCACTTGCAGCATCCGCTACAGAACCTGCAGTATTAATTCAACTTTTTGAAATGGAAGAAGGCGGATTAGAAGAAACAGAATATTTTATTGGTAAAAAAGCATCTGAAGTTATGGCAATGCCATCTCTTGAATCTAATGTTGGTATGGATAAATCTATGGACAATAATGATAAAGAAGATGATTCATACGAGTCTGATAATGAGGATGAAGATAAATGGGACAACATGACAAAAGCATGTTGGGTTGGATATGAGCAACGTGGTATGAAAGAAAAAGACGGACGTATGGTTCCTAATTGTGTTCCAGTAAGTAAGTCAAATGAAATTGATAAAGCAAAAAAACCAAACTATGATGAATTTATTAAGCCACGTAAAGGTGAGCCAGCAAATGCTAGACTTTATGCACGTATTATTCAAGAAGCAAAAGATAAATTTGATGTGTATCCATCTGCAGTTGCTAATTCTTGGGTAGTTCAAGAATATAAACGTCGTGGCGGAACTTATAAATCAGAAAAACGTGATTATTCTACAGCGTCCCGTGAAAGAATGGCAGAATCTGGAAATGCAATGCCTGATGGATCATTCCCAATCTCAAATCGTGCAGACCTTATGAATGCAATTCGTTCTGTCGGTCGTGCAAAAGATTATGAAAAAGCAAAAGCACATATTGTTCGTCGTGCAAAAGAATTAAATGCAACAGATATGTTGCCAGAAGATTGGAACAATATGGCTCGTAAAGGTATGACTAGTTGGGGCGGATCTATATTTGATTTAAATCCGTTTAAAAAATAATGTCTAAAAAATCTTCAGGTTCATATTTTAAAGATCATGGTTTTAATCCATTACAAATTAAAGATGGAAGAATAGTCCGTTTAAGAAAAGACGGTAGAATAAAAGCAGATCTTGGTCCATATAGACCAGGAAAAAATAAAATAAGGGTGGTAGCAAGTGGCCAATAAAGAACAAAAGGGTAATACCAATAAAAAGAAAGAGCCAAAGATGACTCTTAAAGAAAAACGTATTGAAAAACAAAAAAAGAAAGACGGTAAAAAATGAGCATGTTTTATTTTTGGCACTCACTAGTAATAGGTTTATTAATGATTGGATCATTTTTTTGGGGTAAGTCATATGAAAAAAATAAGGTAAGACAAGATGGCTGATACATATACACCAAATGCTGGCATGAAGGCTGCTGCTCGTCGTGCTTTAAAATGGAAAGAAGACGGTAAAGCAACAGGTGCTGGGACTCCAGTAGGTTGGGGTAGAGCAACAGATATTGTAAATGGATCAGCAATGTCTCTTAGTACTGTTAAAAGAATGTTCTCTTTCTTTTCCCGTCACGAAGTAGATAAAAAGGGAAAAGGTTTTTACGATGGTCCAGAGTTCCCATCTAATGGAAGAATTATGTGGGATGCTTGGGGTGGAGATGCAGGATTTGCATGGAGTCGTGCTATTGTTGAAAGAGAAAAGAAACAAGTAGAAAAGGTTTGGCAGGGAACTGCATTTGATCTAAAAAAATAAAGGGGGAAATGTGGATAATTTAGAAAAAAATGAGTTAATTCAATTAATAGGATTTTATAAACAAAAACTATCTGATACAGAGTTAGATTCATTAAAGTTACAACTTGAGATTAATAAACTTAATTCTATGATTTTAGGTTTAACAAAAGAATCAACAAAAAAATCTAAATAGTATGGAATATTTATTAGTTATAGGCTTGACATTGATTGTCTCTTGGTCTATAATTAAGATATCAAATAAAAAAAGAATAACATTTTTAAAAAAAATTAAATATAAACAAAGTGACATATATGAAATGATTAAAGATGTTGTTCCAAAACAAAAATTTGATAAGCCTAGACTTATTACGCAATCTGAAAAACATATTCAAAAAAATATGTTAAAGGTAGTAATAACCGAAGGCAAGGCATATTGGATATTGGATAACATTTTTTATACTGCTGATGCTATTAATGGCAGAGTAGATGAAAACACAATAAAACAATTAAATTTTGAAAATATGTCAAAAACAGAGTTAGACAAAATGTTATCAATACTTGATGACTTAAAGCAAGGGGTAAGACCAAATGATAGTGGCAGTGCAGGGAACAAAAGAGTTTAATGATTATAGCGTATTTTTACGTGCTATGAGCGTTGCTTTGTCTGGAATGAAAAATGGAGATAATGACTTCATTATTTATTCTGCTGGACCATTAAAAATTAATAATTTTGTTTCAGAATTTTGCAATTTGTCAGAACGTGGGATGAAAGCAAGAGGCAAAAAAATTAAATTCTATAATGCTGCTCCTGCATGGTTAAATGAAAATATAAATCAAATTAATTACTTTGTTTTTTTAAGTCGTCCAAAAGAACTAAAATCAAAATTGGTTTTAACTGCAGAAGCAAATAATATTGACGTCGGTCTTTTTAGATATTAGGAGAAAAATGATAATTAAAAGTTTAAATACAATGGAAAAAATTGTAAATAAAAACAAAAACTTATTTTGGAGTGGTTGGGATGTCGTTGATTTAAAAGAATCTGATATAGCAAGAACCTCTCCTTTAGGAATTAGAGTAAAAGATAAGTGGTATTTGCATAGAATTTATAAACCTACCCGTATTGGTTGGAATATACCAAATAAATATGGAGATAAAAATGAAAAATAAAATATTGTTTGTTCCAATATCAATAGATTTAAACAATAGTTTTAATTTAGAAAAGCCAAAACCAGCAAAAAATTTTTTACCAATTTGGTGGAAAGAACAAGAATTAACTTTAAAAAATGAAAATAAAGAAGATTTTATACCACCCCAAATATCTTTTAAAGGCTGTATGCCATTTTTAGATTCTTTAACTACTGGATATATGCTATCTACACATCAAGATATTTACGTGTCAAAACAAAATAATATACATTTTTTTAATTGGAACGTTGGACCAGATCCAATAGCAGTAAGGGATAATGGAAAAGTTTTAAGTACACTACCAACTCCAGATGGTTGCAGTGAAGTGCATTATGCTTGGAGAGGAAATTTTGGAATACTTCTCCCAAAAGGATATAGCATGCTAATTACTCATCCACTTAATAGAAATGATTTACCCTTTATTTCAAGTAGTGGAATTGTTGACGAAGGTGTTCCATGGCCTGGACAATTTTCATTTTGGATAAAAAAAGATTTTACTGGTTTAATTCCACAAGGAACTCCTATAGCACAAATAATACCATTTAAAAGAGAAAATTGGGATTCTGAATTAAGGGTAGATTTAATTAAAGAAGCACAAAATAAAAGTATGGAAAAAAATAAATATTTTTTTGGATTTTATAAAAAATTTATAAGACAAGAAAAGAAATTTAAATAATGAAGCAACATTTATGGAAAGATCAGGCTGTATGTTTAGGCCTTGATACAAATATTTATTTTGATAAATATGAAGACGAAGAAAATTCTAGGTATAATGTTGACGCACTTTGCAAACAATGTCCAGTAAAAAAAATATGTTTTGCCAACGGAATTTCTGGAAAAGAGTGGGGTGTTTGGGGTGGCGTATACTTAGAAGGTGGAGAAATTTCAAAAGAATTTAATAAACATAAAACTAAAAAAGACTGGTCTGAAACTTGGCAGTCATTAACAATGGAATAAAATTATGGCTAACGACAACTTTTATAGTGATTTAAACACATTTTTTGAATCAACAAATGTTGATTTTATGAATCATGGGTACTACCCATCATATAATTTTATAAAAAAAGAAGATCAAGATTTTAAAAATCAACTTAGTCTTTATTTATCTTTATTTGATAATTTAAAATTTACAAATAAAAACATACTTGAGGTTGGTTGCGGTAGAGGTGGTGGAATAAAAGGTTTAAATAAATACTTTAATTTTACAGAAATTTATGCTTGTGATTTAAATAAAAAAAATATAGAGTATTGTAATAAAAATAATAAAAATATTAATTTTAAAGTTTCAAATGCAGAAAGTTTAGACTACGAAGATAATTATTTTGATATAGTCGTCAGTGTAGAATCTTCTCATTGCTATCAAAATTTTCCATTGTTTTTTTATGAGGTAAAAAGAATTTTAAAACCAAATGGTATTTTTCTTTATACTGATAATGGCCCAGCAATTCATGCTTTTCCTGATTTTTTTCATTTATTTAAAAATATTATTCGTACAGATATTACAAAAAATGTTGCAAGTGCTTGTAAAGAAGATATGGAAAATTTTAAAAATCTTAAAATTAAACAAGATGTAAAAGAATGGCTTATAAATATTGCAGAAACTAAATATTATACAAAGTATAGTTTGTTTAAAAATCAATATATTAAATATGTTTGTTCTGATAATGATAATTGGTTTAATAAATAATGTATACAGATTTAATGAGATATGCCGTTCATTCTATACCTGCGCCAAAAGGTTTTGGAGTGCAGATTATTGACAACGATCATTTTCTTACGGTAAAATTAGATGAAAAAAAGTTTTTACATATGGGGCACGATGATAAAATATCAGCACTTCAATATGTTGTAAAACTTAAAAAAGCACTAGAAGATTGTGGAGCAATTGTTTTGATAACTAGAGAGGCAATTAAATGATTAAACAATTAATTAAAATTATTATATGTAAAATTAAAGATCATGTATTAATTACTGCTGGAGCATGCCCATATACTGGGAAAAGTTATAACGCCTGTATAAGATGTGGAACAATGATAACAATATGAAAAAGAAAACAAAAATATTAATACTAATAATCTTATCTTTGTTAACTGCCATGACACTTTGGGTAGCATCCAATTTAAAAAAAATATCTGAATTAAACATTTTTGATATAGAAGAAAATTAATGCAAACCTTCCTACCTTATAAAGATTATGATCAGTGTGCAGAAATATTAGATAATAAAAGATTAAATAAACAGATATTAGAAGCCTATCAGATACTCAAGGTTTTGTCTGGTAAATCCCCATCAGGGGCTTGGCGCAATCATCCAGCGGTATTGATGTGGAAAAATGCAGAGCATTCATTACGCACATACGCTAAAGCCATGATTAAAGAGGCTAAGGCAAGGGGTATAAGGACAGATAAGAACGAAGCCAATATAGAGGCTCTAGAGGCTGTTTGTGGGCAGATTTGGGGTACTGATAAGCCAGTCTGGAACAAGCCCTCTCACATAGACCGTGTAAATATCACTCATAGGGCTAACTTATACCGTAAAGATCCTATCTATTATGCTGAGTTTTACAAAGACATTAAAAATGAACACAACAAACCTTGTTGCGATAAATGTTTATATTATTGGGCAACCCATGCCATTAGAGATGGAGTACAATAGTTAGTATGGAAATGATGTTTATAATATTTTTTGCTACCCTCTCATTTTCTTTTGGCATAGCCTATTGGTCAGTATTTGATAAGTTAAAAAAATCAAACATTTTACTTGCAGAACTTTTTATAAAAAATAGAGCACTAGAGGAAATTGCTTCTCAAGTTAAAAATAATATAACACTTTCAGATGATGCAATACATAAAGAAAATTTTATAAAATTTCTTTCTGATTCTAGAGATTGGGCTTTTGAATATATTGAAACATCACAAAAAACTATTAAAGAAGTATCAGAAGAACTTAAAAGTAAAGGTTTGAATGGGTATTCTGAAAAACTTTTAGCACTTTTGCCACCAGCAGTAGGAGATAAATAGCATGAGAGATGTTTTATTATCAACATTAACAGGTTTTGGATGCGGTGCCGTGTTTGCTGCATTCAAATTGCCAGTACCAGCACCACCAGTTTTTGCGGGAGTCGCAGGAATTATTGGGCTGTGGATTGGTTTTACAATACTAACACAAATTATATCCTAGGAGGAATAATGAATAACTTACTAAATGATAAGACAAAGGCAATGCTAGCATCATACGGACGATCTGTTCTTGGTTCAGTAATTGCACTTTATATGGCTGGCGTAACAGATCCAAAAGATTTATGGGCTGCATTAGTTGCTGCTCTAGCGCCCGTCGCATTAAGAGCGCTTAATCCTAATGACAAGGCGTTTGGCGTATTGCCAGACACTGGTGCTGTTTCAGATGCACTTAGCAAGATTGTACCTGCTAAAAAGGCTCCAGCAAAAAAGGCTGCTAAGAAAAAGTAGTTTGTTTTTAATAAGGAGGGCAAACTTAAAAACTTGCCCTCTTTATTTTTTATAACTGGGTAATTATGGACTTTGTATACATATGTAAAGAAGGCGTTAACGAAGAGTTAAAGTATTCTATTAGATCTGTCGTTGAAAGTTTTCCAGACTCAAATATATGGGTTGTTGGTGGTAAGCCTGATTGGTACATAGGAAACTATATTGAGGTTCATCAGGTATATACTAAGTATAAAAATGCTGTAGAGAATTTAAAAATGATCTGTTCTTCACCACAAATATCTAATGAATTTGTTTTGATGAATGACGATTTTTATATTATTAAAAAAATAGATAGCATAAACACTTTTCATGGCGGATATCTATTAAATAAAATAAACTTATATCAAAAACTAAATGGTAATTCTAACTATACTAGAAAACTTAATGCCACATACAAAAGATTAAAAGCCATTGGAATTGATGATCCACTAGACTATGAACTGCACGTACCTATGATTATGGAGAAACAAAAATTGCAAGATGTGTTAGATAAAAATGACCAGTTTTTATGGAGATCCATGTATGGAAATATATTTAAGGTTGGTGGGTCAGAGATGCAAGATGTTAAGGTTTATACTAGAGGTCCTTTAGTTTTTAAGTCTTATAATTTAGATATAGATAATCACACATATTTATCTAGCGCAGATAGTTCTTTTGATATTATTTGGAATAACATACTTAAGATTCAGTTTAAACAAAAAACTAAATTTGAGAGATAAGTTCTAAATATTTTTCTTTTAAAATAACTGGAGAAAAGTTTGCAACTCCAATATTATATGCTTGTTCTTTATAAGATACCTTATCTTTAATATTAATATAGTCATCAATTGTTTTTGCTAAAGCCATCGGATCTGCTTCAAACAATTCAAGTCTAACCTTAGTTCTAATTGTTCCGATTGAATCGCTTTTGACCAACCACTCTGAAGGTAAAATATAATTATTGGGAGATATGTTAGTCATAAAAACTGGCAGGGCACTTAATAGGGCTTCATTCATTGGCAAACATAATCCAGCATAGCGTCTTGGCAATACCATAGCGTCAAAACTATTATACATATCTTCCCTATTGTCTGGATTGCCTACTTCAATCTTAAGCCTTGAATCCTTAATATTTGTCTCTATTTCACTTTGACTTCTAATTACTAACTCATAATCTGCTTTAGAATACTTAAGCATATTAATTACAGTCTCAGTACCGTTTCTATCTTTTGCTGCTTTTTTACCAGCAATGTGTAATATTCTGTTATGTGATTTAGATAAATTGTTTTCTTTTACTTTACTAAATAATTCCTCATTTGTTGGTGGTGGAAGATGGATAACTTTGGTTTGACCACCAAACATTTTTTTTATATGTTCAATTTGCCATACACTTGGAGATAAAAGTACTGTTGGTAGTGGTAGATTAGGGTTTGATAAATGACCAAATAGTTCATAGTTATATTGAAGTATGGTTTTTACATTTCTTTTGTTTGCAAAATTTATAAAGTTTTGATCATAAAATGTTTCACAACTTAATACAACATCTACATCCCCTAAAAACATTTTAATCTGTTGAATAGATGGAAAACCATTACTTCTAATGCAACTATATTTTTCATACCATTCTGGATGCTGCTTATTTTTATTAAATGATGTAGAGTCAATTAAAAGAATCTTATCTGGATTAAGCATATTAACCAATTCTTTAGTCTGATTGCCAAGTCCAGTATTGTCAGATCTTGCTATAATTCCCAGTCTCACTCTATTGACCTTAAAATATCTTTATCATCTTTAAATAACTCAGACTGACTTAATATTTTTTTTGCATCTTCAATACTCGTATATGACCAAAACTCATCATCTTGGGTAAACTTTCTAGTGCTTTGTCTTCCATCTAAATGTAAAACCCTGCTTACGTTTTGACCATTATCTGGGTAATAAATAAACATCTTATGCGCTTCCCAGTTTCTAATTTTAAAAACATATGGAGTATCTACAATTCTTTCTTCGTTTGGCAAGTACTCACAATCAGTTTGAGCCTTTCCATAAAACTCATCTTCAATATAATTTCTTTCACCAATATTTGGCAAAATAATATTCTTATAGTAACTAGTAAAACTTAAATGTGGATTTTGACTCCACTGAACAGTCTTTATAAAGATATCTTCTTGACCACACATCATATGAACATGTTCTTGTGGCATCTCTTCTCTTAAATAAAACCTTATTGTGTTTGCCTTGTTATATTCAAACATATCCAAACATTTATTCCAGTCAATATCTCTATCGGTTCTTAATGGTAAATCTCCTTCAATATAAAGAATTAGTGGTGTTTGAACCAAGTTAATAGTTTTTTTCATCATAGTGCTCTGATGGCTATGTTCATCAAATATAATTGGTAATACATTTTTCCATTCGTGTAAGCATTTCCATAAAACTCTATTTTTATATTCGTCATAGTCTTTTTTATAGTTTGATTGCTCTGATCTTATTCCATCTATTTGTAATATTATCTCACTGTCTGGAAAATGAAATCTTGTATTGTTTATAGTTGTTTCTATAACCTTTGTACTGGGATGGCTAGGAATATAAGATGTTGGAACAATAATTGTTACATCAGACTTTTGCATTTACTTGCCTCATAATCTCAATTGATAAATCTCTTTTATATTTTATCCACCAACAGACAGTTTTATGCATATTGCTCATATATGTTTCTAATAAGTTTGGTAATAATTCTGACAGGTGATTCCAGTTTTCAAGAGTTTTTATTGGATGAATATCTCCAAAAACAAAATTATAAAAATCTGGATTTATACCCTTTGAATCTATTCTATCACCTATTGGCAAACAAAGTGTTTCAATTGCCTCATAAAATCTAAAAGAATCTATTACTTCAGCCCCGCTTGGACAAGGAACAATTTTTGATAAACTCATCTTGTCGTAATAATTTTTGGGTTTTAATCCTTCAGCAAATCCATTAGTTGGATTATAAAAAGAATTTTCTATTTGAGGCATAACGTTTGCAAGTTCTTGTCTTCTTTGATGTGTTATTTGACCAGAAAAAAACACATCGTAAGATTTGTTTTGATATTGTGGCAAGTTTTTAGAAAAATGTTGTGGTACACCAAGCGCTAACTTATTATATTTTATATGTTTTTTATGAGGATATTGTACCCAAATCTCAATATTATTATGATTTATTTTATCAACATTGAACGTAGCAGATTCATCTCCAGTGATAAATAGAACTACTCTTTTTATTTTATTTAATTCATTTGATATCTGTTCTTCATAATCAATGTTTTGTGGGCCAGGAATTACGACAAAGGCTTTTTCTATTTCTGGCAGTTCTGTTGTTTTGATTTGTTTAATTTTATTTTTATTAAAGATTTCTTTTAATAATCCATAATCCCATTTGTCGGAAGCACAATCTTCTTCTTTAACAGAATATAAAAATGCTTTTACTTCATTCATTTTTTTGTACCATCCTGCATAAATTCAGAAGAGTCGCAGGCAGCACAACTATCAACCTGAAGATCCCCACTTACAGACATCGTCTTAAAATTATTACCACATTTACATTCAACTTTTACTTCAAAAAAGACTTGTTTGTCTTTTTTAGATTCATTATTTATCCACTGATTGTAATAGTCATTAGTAAAATATTTTAAACCATTTTCTGGATTATTGAAAGGGTAAAAGTAAGAGTTGTATGGGTCTTCATTAGTTGACGGATACCTACCCCATTTTTTATTATAGTATTCTTTTGTTTCTCCCATGTTTGGATCAACACCACCAAGTTTATGGCTATGCCCCATTATTGTATCTTTAATATCAATCTTAACTTTTTTCCATGTAGTTTTTTCTTCTTTTATTTTTTTCCAATGATCATTATAATCTAATAAAAATGCTCTTTGTATTCTCATACTATAATCTAAATCTTCATATCCATATGGCGTAAAGTTTGTATCCCAAAATCCAACCTTATCAATTAATGTTTTATGAAAAGCAATAAAGTGCCATCCAAAAACTCCAAGGGCCTCAATAATTACATAGTCGGTATTTTCTAATATTTCTATAAAGTCTAAGCCACCAGGTTCTCCAAAACGAACTGCAGCACTCATAACTATATACCAGTCTGCATCTTCATCATACATTTTTTGAATTCCTAAATTATGACTTGCAGCAAACCCTATATTGTTTTCAGTATTATCAATTTCAAAAACATTTTCTAACTTACAAGTTTCCATAAGTTCATCTTTAAAAGATTTAATTCTATAAGGAAGACCAACTACATACTTCATTTGTTAAATATATCTTGATTTACCCAAGTTTTTGGAGTTAGGTTATTTTGAATTTCAACTGGTATATTAAAATTAAATGGCCCAGTTCCTCTTTGTTTTACCCATTCAATCATTGATGTTAATATTTCTTTTAATTCATACTTTGTTTCATATCCAAGCAATTTTCTTGCTTTATCAGCAGAACAATGTGCTAATCTTACTTCAGAAGGTCTTGCATCTAAGTAAATTGGATCTAAGTCAAATCCAATAATAGAGGCTATTTCTTTTGCTAACTCATTAATAGTTATAAAATTATCATCTGGACCAATATTAATTACTTCTCCATTGGCGACATCAGAAAAAATAACTTTGTGAAATGGATCAATGATATCTCTCATATCAGAAAAACATCTTTTTTGATTACCATCTCCATAAATAATTGGCTGTTTTCCTTGAAGCATTCTATTAATCATAATGCCAGCAACATTTCTAAATGGATCAGTATAGTTCTGTCCACTACCCACAACATTATGTGGTACAAGAATAACAAACTCCATACCATGAGTTTTTGAAAGATTTTTTAACGTTAATTCAAAAGCATGCTTTGCAATTCCATAAGGATCTTGTGGTTTAGGCGTCATGTTTTCTGTAAATGGCAAGGTATCTTGTGTTCCGTACCTAGCCATGCTTGATGTAAATATAAACTTTTTTACACCAGCCTGAATTGCACAACTTAATACATTCATAGAATTTCCATATGTATTGTCTGTTATAAACTTAGGAGAAAATACAGAAAGACCCTCATGGGCAGTACATGCTGCATGGACTACAACTTCAATATCTTTAAAATCTTCTTTTGTTAAATCATTACAATCTTTTTTTATAAAGTTAATTTCAGATGGAATGTTATCTACATACCCACCAATTAAACTATCAATGCCAGTAATGCTATGATCGGAAAGACTTCTTGCAAGGTTGCTTCCTAAAAGACCAGCGACCCCAGTAATTAATATATTCATGGTTCTCCCCATTTACTCTTATAATATTATAGCATGATAATGTTTATGCTAAAATGGTTAAATGAATGAAATGTTGGTTATAGTGCCATCCAGAGGAAGACCAAAAAATCAGGAAAGATTTTTAGAATATTTTTTTAAAAATTCCGTTATTAGTGATTTATGTTTTGTATTAGATACTGACGATGAGTCTAACTATCCCAGATTTGATAAGGTTATTTATGAACTATTAGAGCCCTTAATGTTAAACGAAAAGTTAAACATTATCTCAAGCAAATATTGTAATGATTATAAATTTATTGCTTTTATAGGAGATGACCACTTGTTAAAAACTTATGCCTGGGATAAAACATTAACTAAACCGTTATTAGATAGGATTGGAATATCCTATGGAAATGATCTTTATAAAAAAGAAGAACTTCCAACATGTGCAGTCTTAAGTTCTAGTATTATTAAACATCTTGGGTATATGGCTCCGCCAGAGTTAAAACATTCATACATTGATAAGTTTTGGCTAGATCTTGGGCTTGCAGTTAATAACTTAAACTATTTTGAAGATGTAGTTTGGGAACACATACATCCAGATAATAAAAAAACAGAAGTTGATGAAACATATTTACGTGGATGGTCTAGCCAGTCACAAGATAAAGAAAATTATTTGCTTTATAAACAAAACAAGTTTAGTAATGACGTTATAAAACTAACTAATGTTTAATTCTTTTAATATAGTTGCCCATCTATGAACATATGTATGTTCTTTTTTAGTTCTTTCATGTCCATTAAGTCTTATTGATTCTCTTGATACTCCGTCTAATAAATATCTATCTATTTTATTTTTTAGATCTTCAAGATTACCGTGTTCATAAAATACAATTTCAATCTCATCTTTAAAATATTCTTCAAGTCCTTTAATACGAGGGTAGATAGTAAAACCACCACGACCAGTGCTTTCAAACAACCTATCGCTAGTGTAGTATGGATAGTTAAAGTTTATGTTAAGACTATCACCTATTGCTACTTTGCTTTTTGCATATATACGATTAAGCGCATCTCCACGAACTGTGCCAGTGTCTCCATCGCCACCAACATGTAGAAATCTTTTGCCGTATGTTTTTCGTAAGAAATCTATTAGTTGTGGACGGTATTTATGTTCAGGATGATAACCCTTACTACCAACAAAGATAATATCGTTTTCAAAGTTATGTGGATCATAGTCTTCATGGACATAACACTCTTTATCATATACACCAGCAGGCAAGAAGTGTCCTTTAACCTGTGTGTTTTCATTAAACCAATCACACATTAACTTATCTGTAGCAAAAAAATGACCTATGCTTGTATAAAAATCATCACCCTTTAAATCTTTTTCACGCTCAATGCCAAACCATAAATCTAAATGATAGGTCATAGTTGGTACGCCAGCAGCCTTTAATTCTTTTAATACATCTGTCATTGTTCTAGATCCTGGGGTTTGCCATCTATGTGTGTGTACCCATATGAATAGATCAGACTTTAATGCTGCATTTAATATTTCTGTGCTGCCTGCTTTTTTTTCTTGCAATTTTTCAACGGTATGCCCAAGAGATTCTAAAGACTTAGCATGATGATTCTCACTACTATAAGGCACTTCAAAGTTGCCAAGAAATACTATGTTAGCCAAGATTACCCCTTTGTTTATATCAGTATACACTATCTAATGTTTATATAAAAATTCAATCAATTTTTCATATTTTCCCATTGTTCCACAGTCAAAATATCTACCGCCAACAATTAAGCCTTTTACTATTAGTCCAGAATTTGCTGCTGGCATAATAGAAAACCCAATATGCTCATCTTCTTTTTTTATATGCTTTATTATTTGATTATCAAACTTTATTAATCCCCAAAAAACTGGATATTTACAGTCAATATCTTTATCTTTTACATCAGCAACTGTGTTATCACCTCTAAGTAAAACTTGACCAAGGGTTCCAAATTGATCCTTTTTTATATCCCATAGTGCAAGTAACATATTTGAATTATCTATATTTTTAATTAAAATCTCATAAGGGTTTTCTCCAACAGTGTAAGTATCTGGCATACCCAAGATATATTGGTCTGATGGAAATGATTCAACTGCTCTTAATATGCTTTCAGACATGGTTTTAGTTTCAACAACTAAAATACTTATTTTTTCATTTTGTGCTAAATGTCTAAAAAATATTGCATTTTCTGGTTTTGTAATTATAACAACTCTTTCACAAAATTTTAATTGATTTTCTATATGCCAAGATATTAATGTTTTTTCTGTTTTAAAAATTGGTAAAAGAAATTTAGGAATTTCTAACATTCTTTTTGCATCTCCAGCAGCAGGAATTAAACCAATCATATTATGCTACCTTTTCTTTTTTTAATATATCCATAATTAAATCTATATTTACATCTTCAGTCCATGAGTTTTGTGCAAAAATTCTTATAAATTTATGGCCTAGTGCATTTGCTAAAAGTTCAAAAGCATCGTTACTGACCATTGGTCTAGCGCATATTTCAATAATTAAACTTCCCTTATCCATCCAGATCATATTGGTTAATCCAGCACCCCATTGACCAATTAATACTTTTAAATTAGAATAAATTTGAATAGCATCTTCTGGATTGGTATCTGATGTATCAATTAATTCAGAATTATAAAAATTAGAAATAGCGCTGTGTAATTCGTTAATATTTTTAATTGAACGCACTGGCATATCTTTTATTTTTGGTATTTCTATTTTTTTAAAATCAAAATTATTGTTTCTATTTAAAATTCCAATATTATTTTTATTGTTATTTGTTGGTAAATTATATATATTTTTTAAAAATTTTATGGTTTCTTGAAATTCATCATTAACAAATTTATCAGAGTTGTCCCAATAATCAAAAACAATACTTGGCATACCAATTAAATAATATTTTAAAATTAAACCTGAACTTTTTATAGTAATTGGATACATTTTTTGTAAAGATTCTAACCAAGGAGTCATTGGTCCACATTCTCTAACTACAAACATGGTGTCATCATATTTTTGTTTTCTTAATTCGTTTGCTATTGGAATAAAATATCCAGTCCAAAAATAATATGGATGCTCTAATGATTGTGTGTGTTTTGCAACTAAAAGTTTATTATAACGCATAAAATATCCAAATTTGATTTAAATTTCATTCTGTCCTCTGGCAATTGCAGCAGATATTTGAAATGCTTTGGTTGTACGACGGGATTTATTTAAACCTTTTACTTTCCATAAATCACTGGTGCCCTCAATATCTTGAGCAATTTGTTCACGTATCTCTTTAACTGTTTCTACAATGAAATGCCAAATCTGTTCTTTTTGTTCATCTGTTACTTGCTCTGTCCAGTTAGACATTTATTTCTCCTTAACAACATTCATTAATACATTTTTTTTAGTTCTTAGTGTTAATTCTGCAGATGCTTTTGGAAAACCTGAATCTAATAATAATTTCATTTTATTTGCTGTTTCAAGAAGTATTATTTTTGCTTCCATTATTGCAAATTGATCACCTATACATCTTCGTGATCCAAGACTAAATGGAAAGTATGATCCATTTGGCAATTGTTTTTCAAGTCCATCATACCATCTTTCTGGAATAAATTCTTCTGGTTGATAAAAATAATTTAAATCTCTATGTGTTACATAAGAACTTATTAATACGGTTGTTCCTTTTTTTAAAAAAAATCCATCAATTTCCACATCTTTAATTGTTCTTCTGGTGTTTGACCATACTGGTGGACAAAGCCTTAATGACTCATTAATGATTGAGGTTGCTATCTTTGAATTTAATATTTTTTGTCCAAACTCAGGAGTATTTTCATACTTAAATATTTCCTTAGATTCCTCTTTTAATAAATTCCAAAGATCTGGCCTATTAGATAAATAAGAAAATGCCCACATTACTGAGTTTGAAGTGGTTTCGTGGCCAGCAGTAATCATTGTCAATGTTTCATCATATGCATCTTGTTTTTTAATTTTTTTATTTTTAACTGCTAAGTTTAATGCTTCAACTAATTTTGTTAGATTATGTTTTTTATCTTTTACTTTATTTTCAAAAATTTCTTTTGCAATAGCCCTTAAAATTTTAGTAGATTTTGTATATCTGTTAAAATATGGAATATTATATTTTCTTAATTTATTTAGTTTAAATGGTAAAAGTTGTGTAGTGCCTAGAGTAACCATGTCCATATTTTTTTTAACCTTTTCAGTATCTTTGGAAAGGTCTGAATTAAATAAAACTTTTGTTGTAATATCAAAAGTAAGAGACATAACCTCTAAATTTATGTTTACCTTATCATTATTTAACCATTTTTCTGTATATGTTCTTGTTATATCTAACATTTCTTGCGAATAACTTAATATATTTTTTGAATGAAATGAAGGAGATACAATTCTTTTATGCTCCATATGTATTGGCTCTTCACTTGTAATTAATCCATCACCAAGCAGTTCTTTTAATTTAACGGTTGGGCCAACTTTTATAAAGTTTTCATGTTTAGTTACTGTAATTTCATTTACTGCTTTGGGAGAAAAGAAACAAACAATTGGTTTTTTGTTATATAAAAAAGAAAATACATCTCCATATTTATTTTTATTATTTAATAAAAACAATGGTGGATTTTTTTTGAAAGATAAAAATAAAAGTTTTGATCTAGGACCATTGGGTAACATTAGTCTGGCTCCTTTTCAAAAATTTTTAATGTATTTGAATTATTTAAACAATAGTTACAGTCTTCATTTACCAATTTATTGCCACAAGTAATACAAAAATTATTAAATTTCATATATGCTTAAGTCTTCATCATATGGTCCATTATGTTTCATAGATGACCAAGTTTCTAATGTAGTTTTTGCAAATTTTTGTTTATTTTTTTTAATCCATTTGGCTAAATCAAGCCTTATTAATTCGCTTTTATGTCTATAAAAGTGATATCCATCTGGTGTATCTATGCCAGTTATTCTAGTTAATGAACCAAAAGTTTCTAACCCAATACTAAATGGCTCTAAAATATTATTATCTATGCATTTTTCTTTTAGTTTTGTAGTAAAATCCATCCAATTTTTTGTTCTTTGTTCATTTGGAATTTTTGGTAGTAATTTTTTTAATGCCCCATGAGTAACTTCTGCAAGACCAGAGACCTCAATATAAAAAACATTTGGTGTAATTTTTTTAAAAAAGTTTTGTGTAGAATTAAAATAATTATCAACCACTATTGATGCATCATTGTCTGGGGAAAATTGTTGCTCTACATCCATTCCACCATAATATAAAAATACTAATGACTCTTCATCAATTTTTGTTGGTAAAATATTTATCATTGAGTCTAAAAATGTATGGTCTTTATAAGTTTTTGCTGCGGGTGCTCCAATTTGCCAACAGAAGGTAAAATCTAAATCATCAATTATAATTTTTTTATAATCTTCATGTTTAACCCTTTTCCCATCCCATATATCCTGTAAGTCTGGAATTTGAGCACTTGCTATGTCGGCGGTACAAGAGTCTCCAAAAATAAATACTTTTTTACGCATATTTATATTGTATCATAAGGGTTTAATGTTGCTTTAAGTGTCTTGCTAACGTATTATGACCAAATATGCCCCATCTAAGTTCAATTTCTTTACTACAGTTTGGGCAAATAACATATCTTTTTAAATTATTCATCGTTATTCTATTATACTGTTTGGGTTGCTTAATTGTCAAGAATAGTATATAATATAATTATATGAGTTTTAAACTTAAAAGCATAATCTGGGTGCAATCCACCTTGATCGTAATTCTTGCAACCGTCTTGCTTTTTATGGGAGGGGATTTAAAACAATCTCGCAAGATGACCTTAGATCAATCTAATTATTGTATTCGTTATACCAGTGACATTATTGCAAGCAGCCGTCTTGATTTAATAAGAGAACAAGATGCACATGGGCGGGATATTGATAAAGCGAATACTGTAATTTCTGATATTATTGATAGATATAACGCCCTTGTGGCACGGTATAACAAAAGCACTGGTGGATATAACTATGACCCACTTAACCCATACTCTTATAAGATAATGAGGACGGTACCTTGAAATGTGCCCTCATTGTGGTAATAAACTAATCCCTATACTCTACGGCTATGCTAATCCCAAGTATGTGGATATGCATAAAGAAGGTTTGGTATTTTTAGTATCTACAACCTATCACACAAAAAATAGTCCTGCTTCATATTGCAGGAAGTGTGAAGAAAGTTTTGATATTAAACTTTAAAACTTTGTTTTTTAAAAATGTTACATTTAAAATATAAAAAATTAATTATATTTTTTACGTGTCCAAAATGTTTTTTTATACCAACCATATATTAAAGACGAAGTTTTTGATCCGTGTTCATCGGATTTTTCCAATAATCCTTTTGTGTTTACGCTTTCCCAGTTTTCTTGACGAAATGGAATAATTTGTGCTATGGGGGTTCCTTGTGGAATTATACCTTCAAATCCCTCTTTAATAAAAAATGGAATTTTTCCTTTAGGATTCATAACCAGTCCACCATCAACAATACCACTTAAAGTTGTAAACGGAAGATCATATCTATTAAGTGGATGAGTAATTAGCATGCTGTAGTTTTTTGGAACAGCATTTGCAACACCAAATTGCCAAACAAATTCTATCGGAGAATGACCAAATGGAACAGATTTTAATATTGAAGGCTCTTCTCTATTAAGTGGTGGAAACTCACTTTTGTTCCACGTAATAAGCGGTAGCCCATTATTATTTTTAATATAAATATCATTTGGTAAAACAACTAAGTATCCAGTAATTAAAGAATCCAAAAATGGCATACAGTGCTTAACTGTAACATTAAAACCTTTATTAACTGTAAAAATTTCATTGTTTTTCCACACAGGGATTTCTTTATACCATTCTGGAATGTTATTTTTTGCTGGAATAAGAATATTTGGATATATTTTTACAGCAGATTCATATTGAAGAATTGGTTTTTTTTTAAACATATTTATCATTGTACCATTCTTAAAGGTTTATTATTACATTTAGGACAATGTTTTGTAGGGTAATTTGTCATATTTGGCACGGTAAACATAAGTCCACAATTAAAGCAAAGTACTTCAATCATACACTATTCTGCCTGCCTTAAGAATGCCTCCGACCATAAGTCTGTAAGAGACTCATTTCCTATATCATCAAAGTAATAACGATTTTTGGTTTGGCTATAAGTCCAGCCTTTCCATACACCATTTTCTGGTTCATCCCAGGTAAGGTTTGTAGGTGTTTCATTCATGGATTCTTCAATTATTTCATTTAAGTTCATTTATAAATCTTATCATCTTTCTGGGTATAAGTCAAATAAGCAGTTTTTTACAGTCATGCTCAGGACTATCCCATTTTTTTAATGTCGCTGTCTTCCCACGACATATCTGCGACTCCACGATGAGGTGGTGCAGAAAATTATAATAACACTATTTTTGGCTGGTATAGAGTTCGGCGCAAAATAGAACTAACAAACCTTCCTCTGCCCAACATGGGCAATATCGGTTAATATCCTGCCTATGCGATATAATGGATTATATAGATAAGGAGTGGGTATGGGAGTGTTTTGGTTTTTTGTTGGACTTGTTGTGGGATTAGCCTTGGATTTTGTCTTAGTGTTGCATATGCTTAAACCCCTTAAGAAACGTATTCTAGAATTAGAAAATCGGCGGGAATACAAAGAAAGACCGTAATCCCCCTAGTGTAATAACAAACCTTGTATCCCAGATATCCCAGACACAGAATGTGCTTGATATCCCCCATATCAAGGTTTGATAGTATGTCCAATATCTCTGATCAGAAGGTTTGATATGGACAATATGAGACCAGGGCGATGGTTTGATACCCTGCGATTATTTGAATTTTTTCTTGGAGTGATGGTTTTTTAGATAGTGTCCTATCATAGTGCTATTAAAGTTTCTTTCTTCAATAACATTTACATATTCTCCATCTTCATAATAATCAAATGTGGAATCCCAATCATCTCGTTTAAAAGGAATAATTTGTACTATTGGAGTACCTTTTTCAACCACACCTTCAAAACCAGTTTTAACCCACATTGGAAAAACTAATTCAAGTGTTGATTTATCAGTATCTACAATTGCTGAAACTGCATAAAATGGTAGGTCATTATAGCCAACTGGAGATATTATTAAACATGAATATCCTTTAGGTGTTTGTGGTATCCAGCAGTTATTATATTTGTAGACTATCTGATCATATCCCACTGGTGCTGGAATTTCTCTAGATGGCTGTCCATGTAATTGAAATATATCTTTTTGGGTTTTCCAATATATTTCAGGAAATCCATCTCTTTGTTCAACCATTACATCTGCCCATAATGGAATTATATACCCAGCGCTTAAACTGTCAAGCAATGGAACACATTTTTTATATGTATTATTTGCTTCTCTATTTCTAAAATGAAGTTTACCATCTTGTGGGAAAATGTGTGATCCCCAATGTGGTGATGACTTTACAAACCATTCGGGAAGTTGTTTTACTGCTGGATATGGCTTAAGTTGTATCTCAAATTCAGTTTTACTTCTAGCCCTAAAATTTATATTTTTTGACATTTTCTCCCCTAATCATACAAGTATATCATCTATACATACTGATGTAAATCCAAAATAAATCTTACTGATATTTTTTAGATATAGTTTTGGTGGAGGAAAGTGGAGGATAGTGGGTGATTGAGCGTTTTTATAGATGGCGTCGTAATGTCCTGGCGCCCAAACCCCCTATCCCAAACCTTCCTATCCCCATATCTCGCATGGATTATACTCCCAAACCTTCATATTGTCAAACCTTGATAGCCCAAAAACCCCATAAAAACATAACAAAAAAGTTATAAAATCTTTTAAAACACCAGGAAAAAATCTAGAAAGGTTTGATAACTATAGGGAAAGTTTTAATTATTTGTAGATTTAAATTCCCGCTTCGTAATGTCTAATAGTACTGTGATTCAGCGCTAGGCGGGGCTGCAAAAAAGGCGGGGATAAAAAGATATACACCATATCACTAGTATAAGACACATAGGATTCCTGATACAAAGGTTTGGGATATAAAGGTTTGAAGGTTTGTTAGATAGGAAGGTTTGAAGGTTTGGTATGAATCTGGAAAATTCTACAGATTACGTAATCTCCCACAATCTGGGATTTTTTTGAAAGGGTTCTTAATGTTTTTTAGAAAAATGGTTTGGTGGTTTGGACATGTGGGTCCCGAGGCAGCGCCTAGATTTGGGAGCCTAACATTTCGTCAAGACTTTCCCACCGCTTATCCTCAACAGTAAGAGAAGCAATTAATAAGTCATAAGTTTCGTTAATATAAACCTCTGCTTGCTCAGTTGGCAAAACAATTTCGTTCATTAAAAAATATGCCAATGGCAAACCAAGGTCGTTGTAGTTTATAAAATCCTCTAACTCTTGGTCATCACGATAGTTCATCCATAACTCAGAAAGAATAGTTATTTTATTCTGAAAGACATTACCTTCTGCCATTGTAGTTTCCCCTATCTAATTGCTCAACCTCTTTATTATACTGCATGGCTTCTAATACTTCATTAGCCCTTGAATAAATAATGTGTGGAGAAGTTTTTGCTAGGTAAAATCCTATTGCCTCTAAGTCAAGGGTCAAGTCAGAAAGCAGAGTAATAATCCTGCCAGCAACCTTTTCCTCTTTACTTATTCCAAGCCTAATAGACCTACGCATAAAACCCATTTCTCTATTCTATCAAAAGGAAGGAGAGAGTGCAACTCCACCACAAAGTTACACCCTCTCATTATATTAGCGAGAGGTGACCCCTACCTCCGCTGTTGATGAGGCCCCCACACTGGAAAGGACAGTGCTGGGCAAATGATAATTAATAAAACTAGTAATGTCATGAGATCCAGTCTCATCACTGATAGTGTTATTTGTCAGGTCAATTAATATTGGGTGGTCCATCCATTGCTGATTGCTAGGGTTACAGGCATAGAGTCCAAACCCCGTTTCATCCAGAATAGAATCTTTCAATAGGTGACTAACAGCCATACGTGTATAGTACTCTGTGTCCCCTTTACGTACCGTCGCATGCTGCAGGGCCTGAGCAAGGTCCATATGCATAGAGTCTTCACCCCAGTGGCTGTATAGCGCTACGGCAAGGTCTTCTTTTTGTTTAAATACAAATGTGCAACGTGCTCCCATTACTCTTCCTCATTCTTCTCAACTAGAAACGGTACGATTGATAATTGGTTTGATACCTCGTTAAAAATGGCATCTTCGTCTTCAGTGTCAGTCTCATACACAAAGTTCATGTAATCGCCTGTTGGTTCAAAGATTACTTCAATTTCCCATTTAGCCAAGAGTGTGGTTCTCCATTTCTTCTAGTTCCTTAAGTTCCTCTACTGTAGCACAGCCAGCGCATTTTTCCAAATCCTCAAACTTGTCATAATGTAAAGAAGCCATTTCATCTTCCCACATCTCACCACAGTTAGAGCATTCATAAACATCTTCGCTACTGATTTGTATCTGATAGTCCTTACTACCATCAAAGGGCACGGTAGTTACAAAGTACCCAATCCTATTAACTATACGCATACCTTGAAATATATAGGTACCGCTATTGTCTCCATCACAATAAGTCCATATCCTATTAGGATCTTGGGCTTTGACAAAGTTTAACTCAGGGCCATATGTCTCAAACATATAACCTTGCTCCCCATCACTAAATGAGGCATCAGGATCTATAAGGTTTGGCAGCGGCTTATAAGTATCAAACCACTCTTCCTCTGTAAGTTCTATAAGGTCATTCATTGGGTCTCCTTAGAAATGGAAGTCAACTGGTACTAGATATTGTAGAGCAGATTGCTCAGGTTTGTCAAGTCGCTCTTTAAGATAGGTTGCTTCAGCGATATTTTCTTCAAGGTCGTAAAGCCCACTATCAGGTGTCCAACCACCCATTAGCATAGTTGCTACTTCCTTTATAGTATAAGCATTCATGATAGTGTCACCGTTATATTCTAGTCTACCGCCCTCTGAAGCGTAGTCAACCATATCACTAATAAACTTATCAGGCTTGAACTCTTTGATTGCCCTGTTCATTGCATGTGCTTTAAACTTACCTACACTGACTAGCGCTTCTTGGAATTTTTCCTTATCTTCAGAAAAGCCCAACACATCAGTAGGGTCATCGTTATAACCTGCCATAAGGTTGTTTTCTTTATTTGCATTGCTGCTCCACCTTCCCCCACCTACGACATGCCAATCTGACCAGTCTGCTAGGCGATATCCGTCTTCGTTTGGTAATAAGGATACGACAACCTTATCAAATGCTTGTTGCTTGCTATCTGCTTCAACTGCTATATAGTGCAGGGTATGCATGGGTCCCTTTCTCTAGTGTCTTAATACTAATTTTAGATTAATGAGGTGGCAATGTCAACCTATACGTGTGTGAGTTGTGTCACATCCTGTTTGTTAATCTGAATAATGTTTGGAGATCCACAAGAGCACCAGCCTCTGTAGTCATCCAAATTTTTCACGGTACTTACCTCAGTCAATGCATCACAATCAGTACAAAGATAATCATACTTAAACCAGGTCATAGCGAAGCATCCTCTAATTGATCATAGTCCCTAATCTCAACATCTACTTCAGGTGGGCATTCAGTAACATAGGCTACTCCACCCACTACCTCAATAACTACCTTATGCATCCATACCACCATATTCATAAATCACACCAAAGGCGGTACATAAACGACAATCACAATCGCCATTAGACATTTGTGATATATATTCAAAGTGTTCTAGGTTTTCTTCCCATATGGTTTGACAAAGTTCGTCTATGGTGTAAGGTCTATACTGCGTATTCATCTGCAAACTCCTTAAAGTACCAGTTGAGGGATTTGACATTTAAGTTTAACTCATGGTTTGGATAGTTGTCAAGTACATAGTTTAGTGCGTCCCCTGCCGTTTTAAAGTCAGATACACACCATTCATCAATAGAGGCTTCCCAACAGTTAACACCACCAGGAGAGCATGAGTAATCCATTTCATATATTTCTACTTTTAGGGTCATGTATTTATTATCCTACAAAATGGGAAAAATGTCAACTATCCGTAATAAGAAAATGGGAAAAATGTTATGTCAACGTAATAGAATTATAACAAAAATGTTATGGAACTCGGGCACCTGCGATCCCAACGGGACTTGAACCCGTAGCCTTTACCGTGACAGGGTAACGATCTAACCAATTGATCTATGGGACCAGCGGAGCAGTTTTAAATCATGCTCAGGATTTTTTACTAAACTAGTTGCAAAGTATTGCGAACAACATTTAGTAAGCGATTTTTTTCTGCGTTAGTAGCAGGGTCAAAACCACTAGCAGCAGATAAAATGCCTTCATTACTTGCGCCTCTAGCAGAACGATACCAGTCTAAACGCTCAGTTAGTGCATTGAACGCACCCCAAGCATTACCGCTAATCATTCCGTTAAACTCGCCTGTGTAAATGTCATTGATAACATCTACCTTGTTTTCCCATTTCTTGAATGAACCCTTGTTATCCTTCTCAGGCTTAGGGTATGCAGCAAGAATAATGTTATTGAAATCTTGTGCAGAGATTTCTTTAGCAATCATGGCATGTGCCATCTTGTCAAATTCGTCCATGTAAGCATTAGCAAGACCTAGTGTCTGGCGTGCTATCTGGACTTTACCATTAGCAGTTTGCGTATGGCGGATTTTGAAAGATTGCTTTACGCCATCTTTTTTCTTAGTGCGGTTAAGTGCAACATT